ATATTTACCCTCTATTTTTTGTTTAAAATGCCGTTTTTCTATAATTCTCGGAATTTTACTTGATTTCCTATAATTATAGGAATATAATAAAATTAACTTAAATAAATAAAACTATCAAACAGAAATAAACAACAAACAATCTTCTAACCCTACAACAAGTTAGCAATATATTTTATTATTTTTGTCTGATTAACTTTGTTTTATTTTAAGTTAAAATATTACTTTTGTCAACAACTACATTATTGAAAGGAGTTTTCTATATGAAAAACAAAACTTATTACGATGCAAAAGAAGTCGCTGAAATCGTTGGTTGCAAATTAAACACTGCTTATAAGATAATCAGAGAATTAAATACCGAATTAAAAAGTAAAGGTTTTATAGTATTTCAAGGCAAAATCAACAAAAGATATTTTCAGGAACATTATTTAATGCCTGACGATAATATAGGAGCTTAATATATAAAAAGAAATGGAGAAATGAGGTGTAAAAATGAGTTATACAAATGAATATGATATATTTACAATATGCAAAAACCGACTTGAAGATTTATTAAAAAATAATCAAGTCGGTAATAGTAGATACATATTTGTCGTTGACAGGTTTGAAATCGCTGAATTTCTTCTATCTATGAAATATGGAGTTATTTACATCGAAAACAAAGAGCATTTAAACAAAATTATTGAAATATTACAATCCAGTTACTGGACAAACAATACTATTATCATTGGTTGTTGTTATAAAAATGACAATACTGCTATTGGTAATGCTGTAGGTAGTAAATCCTATATTTCTACTGGTTGGAAAATATACAACGGTAAAAAAGAGTATTACTGCTTACACCCTGATGAACTAAACAATAACATCGAAAAATTTATTAAAAGCATAGATAGTTCATCTACTCCCTATCTAAATTACGATAGTCAATCTGGATTAATAGACGCTAAAAATACAGCATATAGAGAAATTGCAAGTTATGTAATAGAAAAATACAACATATTTCTTATCGACGATGAACTTATGATAAAAAAAATAAGGTGTATATATGAACAATACACACCTCGTATAAATGATAACATATTAATTAATGAAGTAAATACTTCAACAAAAAATTACAGAAGCGAAGTATATCAATACATCCTACACCTTGCTCCAAAGGCAGTTCTTACTAAAAACTGTATTCCTTTTGAAAATGGAGTATATGATACGAATGATAAAAAACTAATCCCTTACGAAAAGGATATGTTTTTTAACTTCTATATAAACCACAAGTACAATCCAAACGCTTTATTGGACTTAGAAAGTGGCAAAACTGCCGATACTTTTTTTAATAACATATCTTGTGACGATAACAATATTTACAATCTTCTTGTAGACATTATAGCATATTGTTTTATCGAAAACAACCCATTTCAAAAAATGTTTTTTCTTTACGGAACAGGTGGAAATGGTAAGGGTGTGTTTTTTGAATTAATTGACTACATCTTTGGTTCCGACAATGTAGCGTACAAAAATTGGGAGGAACTAAGTACGCCACAAGGTAGACTTAATATCATTGGTAAGAAAGTAGTCTTATGTGATGATATTAACGATACATATGTAAAAGAACCCCAAGCTCTTAAAACTTTAATCAGTTGTGAGCCACAAACAGTCAAAAGATTGTATCAAGACGAATTTACAGCTACATTCAGAGGAAAGATAATTAGTTCAGGAAATGCAATACCCAGAGTTAATGATACATCTAACGGTTGGCAAAGGCGATTGATATTAATACCCTTTGAAGCTGATTTTAGGTCAAAGCCTGATGTAAATATGGCAAAGAAACTAACAACAGAACCGGTTATTGAATATATTATAGCACTGGCTATTGAAAGATTACCTAAGGTTATGACTAAAGGTTTCGCAACCCCTACTAGAGTTGAAGAACTTATTGAGGACTATCGACTTGAAAACAATCCTGTGGCTCAATTTATTGAAAGTGAGGGCGATAAATTTAAAGGTATCGAAAATGGTAAGGTATTAGATACCATTTGGATTATGTACAAAAATTATTGTTTTGAAAATGGTTACAAACACAAGACTAAAATTCCATTTTCTAAAGACGCAAAAGTGGCTGGCTTGATAAAAACAAGAAAAACACCAAGTGAACCATTTATATATTATATTTAATTTAATTCAAAGAGGATTCAATGTAGTTCAAAGAGAAATTCAAAGTAAAAACAGCTTAAATACTGACTATTCAAAGTGTTCAAAGTAGTTTTTATAAAATTAAAAAAAATAACAATATATAGCCTTACATATAATATTATAAAAAGTTATGAAAATTTCCTTTGAATACTTTGAACTGTAGCTTAAACACTGACTTTCTACTTTGAATTATACTTTGAATTTCCTTTGAACTATTATTATTTTGAAAATAGTTACAGACCCAAGGCTAAAATTCCATTTTCTAAAGACGCAAAAGTAGCCGGATTAAAAATGATAAAAAGACACGGTGAAATAAGAGTATATTTTGTTTAGCGATAAAAACTGAACCGTGGATGACGCACTGAACCGCGATTGAACCGTGGATTGAACCGCGTAAAAAACTTTATAGTTACTGGTTGAACCGACTGAACCGTGGTGTTTTTCAAAATTTAAAAATTATAAAGGCATATAAACCAGATATATAAATAAAAAAGTTTTATCGAAAATACGCGGTTCAATCGGTTCAATTAATGTTTTAGCTGAATATGCACGGTTCAGACCTCGGTTCAAACCTCGGTTCATTTTTAATACAGAGCAAAAAAGCCGATAAGTTGCTTTTTAAATTTTTAAAGATAGGGATAAATGTTATGAAAATTTTAAAGTTACAAAAAAAGAATAAAACAACAAAAATATATTCTCATTTTAACAGCAAATCAACATACGCAGTGTATTGCATGGAAAAAAATATTATTTTTTACAATTTGGATTACGACAAGACAAGGTGTGGTTTTATACATTTGCTTAAAGATGACTAAACAGTTTGTCAATGGTAAGGCGGAAATTTTGCATTGTAAAATATAAATAATGTTTTATCAACAATATTTGACGAAGCGTTTACAAAATTATCAAAATTCGTAGATACCCCTACCCACCTTGCCTACGGCGTAGAGAGAAACTAGCAAGCTCTGGAATTGTGTCACAATTCCGACAAAATTAAAAATTTTGGCTTGTTAGGGGAAATCCCCTAAGACCCCTGTTTACAATTTATTCATAAATTGTAAACCTATGAATTTTAAAATTTCATTTTAAAATCCATCTCATTTCAATTTCACAAGTTCAATTTTCATTCGAGGAAGGAGCAAACAAAAAATGAAAGAAGATTTATCATCAAAAAATATTTTTATAGAAGCAAGAGTTAATCTTACAGAATATATGATAATTAAGAGAAAAATGCAACTGTTAAAAATCAAAAAAATTTCTGATTATATTCGAGAAGCTACAATATTTGGAACACTATTTGCCTTTCAAGATTTTTATGACTTAATAAATGAATTTATAAAATTCACAACTCAAATTCATAAGATTAAAACAAACATAAATCAGATTGCCCAAAGAGTAAATTCCAATCCTGTATTATCGAAACGCTATTCAGATGATTTAAGTTTTATACAGGAAGAAATTTTAAAAATAGAAATAACTCAAAAAAAATTCATAAAGAAAATTTTTACAACTTTTAAAATCAAATAGGAGGAGATTTAATGCCAGCTTATTTTAATGAAACTAATAAAAGTTGGTATGCAAAATTTGACTATACTGACTGGCAAGGTACACATAAACAAAAATTAAAAAGAGGCTTTACTCGAAAAAAAGATGCCGTAGCTTTTGAAAGAGAATTTATAAAAAAGCAAAAAGCAGATTTATCTATGAACTTTGAAACTTTTGTAAAGCTGTATCTTGATGAACTCAGTAGTCGAATTAGAGAAACAACTTTTTCAAATAAACAATATTTGATTAATTCTAAAATTATTCCATACTTTAAGAATAAGTCAATTAATGAAATAAAAACCTCAGATATTAGAAAATGGCAAAATACATTATTAAAATCAAATTATTCAGAAACATATATAAAAACTGTAAATAACCAGTTAACTGCTATATTTAATTATGCCGTTAAATATTATGACTTGTCTATAAATCCTTGTAAAAAAGCAGGTTCAATTGGCAAAAAACATTCTGATAAACAAGATTTTTGGACAGTTGATGATTTTAACAAAGTCATAAGTATTATTAATGATGATGATGTTTGTTTTAAAACCCTATTTTCTACTCTTTACTGGACAGGTATGCGTATTGGAGAAGCCCTTGCCCTAACCAAAAGCGATATAGATATAGAAAAAAGGACCATTAACATTAACAAGTCTTTTTCTAGGATAAATAAAGAGGATTTAATAACACCACCAAAAACCCCAAAGAGCAATCGAAAAATCTCTATACATAAAGAATTAGCCGACTTGCTCAATGAATATATAAACAAACTACCATACTTGGCTGATGATGAGAGATTATTTAATTTATCTAAAGTAACTGCTAGACAATCACTTTATAAGTATGCTAAAAAAGCAGGTGTAAAACAGATAAGAATTCACGATTTACGACACAGCCACGCAAGTTTATTGGTTGAACTAGGATTTTCTCCTTTACTTATTGCCCAAAGGCTAGGACATGAAAAAATTGAAACCACTTTGCAAATTTATTCCCATCTATTTCCAAACAAAGAAGAAGAATTAATTAACACCATAGAAAACTTAATAGATAGCAAAAATAATACATTTTAGATATAATAAAAAATAGCCTCTTATATTGTATAATAAGAGGTTATTTTTATTATTTATTTAATTTTTATATAAATTCGTATCACTAAAAAGTGAAACCCCAGTATTTATGCTGTATACAAGGCTCTTTTTTCTTATTCCCACTCGATTATACTTGTTTAATTTTTAATTATATTTGTTTATTTTTATTAGCATTTTTCTTTATATTTTTTATCATTTTCATTTATTATTTTAATTTTAATGGTCTCATAGCTCCAATATAATGCCACAATAATAAACGCTACTTTATAAAAATATTAAAGTAGCGTTTAGAGCAAAACTATTGCTTATGGCAACTTCTTGGCTTGCCAACCCTTAAATTTACTTTAGCTTCTGTGTCATCCTCTTCTCTTATCAAAAGTTCATTCAATTCACAGTCTAAAGCGTTGCAGATTAACTCTAAATGTTCAAGATTAACTCTCTCAACAAGCTCGTGGTACATTTCATTTATTGTTGTAGGTCTAATTCCTGTCATACGTGCCAGGTCTGCTTGTGTCCATTTTCGCTCAGCGAGTCTTACTGCTAGTAAAATTCTAACCATTTTTCTGCCCTCTTTTCGTGATTAATTTACCACATATTATAGTATTTATGCAGTTTTGTTATCTTATCACGTATTTTGAAAGCAGTTTTGTTATTTTATAACCATTTACGTTATCTTCATAATTTTGAAAATATGAAGATAACTACTTTACACTTACACTAATTAACTTAGTCTCCTTATCATATCCAATATTAAGAATTTCACCCAAATCCCTAATCTTAACGTAAGTAAAACCGTCTTTATTAATTGCATTTACAGTTTTAATTTTACCATTTATTTTTATATTCTGTTTCACAACTTTTTCCTCCTCTACAATTCTATTTTTAAAATCCTGCCATTTTGCATTTTTCTGACTATCTCCACACCAGTACATCGGGCATTTTTTACCTGTTACGTCAAAATGTCGTATAACATTATTTATACTAATATTATATTTTTTCATTAAAGTACGAACCAAGTCTATTACATTATTTATTGTAGCTTCTGTTGGATATATAGCATTGTTTTTAATATCGTCACAAATTTCAATACTTAAACTATTGTTATTATTACACTTACCATAAAACTTGCCACCACCGGTTTTGGCAGTATCGCTATACTTATTTCCACCAACAGACCACGCAATAAAATCATCTTTTACAGATTGAATTATATTATTACTGTCTACAAAGTAATGTGCAGAAGCTCCTCTACTGCCATTTGCAAAATATTTTGCATTACTTAAAGCACTATCCCCATCATTTGCTGTGTAGTGAATAACAATGTACTTTATTGTATTTAACGCCCTAGAATTGCCATAATTTACCCTTGACGCAGGATAACTACTTATTTTTACCATTTAGGTCATCTCCTTTATCTCTTAATTGAAGAAATACATCTTTAAGCTGTTGTGGTACCGGTGTCATAACAGCCACATTTTCTAACAAACTCAATCCCTCATTACATATGAAAAATGTAATAACCACTTCACGAAGTGGAATATTGCCACCAATTACGTTATTAACAATAACAGCTGTTGCAACAACTAAATAAATTGTTATCTTTTTTAACAACCCTTTAAAGCAGATTTCGCTTGAAAGAGTTTTTGTATAAACAGCCTTTATAAGTCCAGTTATAAAATCAATAATTGTTAGTCCTAAAAGTGCATAAATAAGCACATCAGGTTGACCAAATACAAAAGATAAAATTCCACCTATAAATGCACCTACAACCGAAAAGTCATTAAAAATCTTTTCCATTTAGTTTACCTCCCTTACTTACAAATCTACATAACAAGCTCTAAAACCTTCACCGGGGCCGCTGATTGTTCTATCGTAATTACAGTATAGTTCATTTATTCCAGCTTTACTTCCTCTTACAAAATTTCCACCTGCTGTAGGTAATAGTTCTTTTTTATTTAAGAACAATGAAAATCCCCCATTATATGTATATGTTACATTTTTTAATGGCATTAAGCCAAGCATATAAACTATATTAGGTATTACTAATCCATCAGCTATTTTAACATCTTTATAATATCCAGAAATAAAGCTATCTGTAAGATTTGTTATTTTAGTATTTAATGTTATTTTACTATCAATATAATCATATTTATATGTATCTTTCGTTCCAGGTTCAACTAAACCAGTGCTATTAATAGCTTTCCAATTTAAACTTGTACACGCTAGAGAAACATCTGAATTTGCAGCATCATTATCTGCTATTACTTGAATTTCTCCATTTACAAACCTTAAGCCTGCTACTAATTCACTTAAGTTTCCCACCAAATCCCAAACACCGCTTGCTGTATTATTATGTGCCCAAGACTTTGGTCCAGAACCAGTAAGAACAGCATATATACTTCCATCATTGTTATATGTAGCAGGCACAGCTTTTTCGTAATTTTTTAATCCGTTGCTTCCATTTTTACTGTTTCCTCCAGGAATGAATCCATTTGTATTGCACAATTCTGCGATATATGCCCTTTCTATGTTTGTGTATAGATGCCAGCCTTTACCTTTATTTGACGAATATGTTATTGCCTCATCATACGTTAAATTTGATTTTGGAGTTTGCAGTGGTAAACTATAACCCCTACCGTTTATAACAACATTTTGGTATTTACTTATATAAAAACCACTGACTTCATTGCCATTTACAATAAACGCTGGACAAGCAGACGTAGCAGTTAAACCTTTGTATACCTCATTTATTGTTTTCTTTGGAAAATACACCATTATGCTGGGCAAGCCCACATCATCATAAATCACCTTGTTTGTATCTCCCCCCAACAGCTTTACTGCTGCCTCTAAATCTGTCATATCTACACCTCCAATGCCCAGAGATTCAATGTTACACTATTAATGTCAAACGCTAAAACATTTCCATCTTCATCATATTTTTTACTAGGAATTATAATATTTGCGACAAAATATTTACTCAACGATGATGTTAAAATTCCTTCATCGTCGTTACAAATATTTATAGTAACTTCTTCATCTCTTTCATATTTACTTAAGTTTAAAGTTAACTCATCGTCGCCAAAAGTAATTTTATTGCCACTTATTGCATATGCTATCTTTTTACCCTCATTTACATCAATAATCTTCATATAATTTACCTCCTTATAACTTCGGCTGTCCTTCTTGCAATTATTTCTGCAGCTTCTTTATGTTCAGCTGTCGCTTTTGTACTTTTTGTACAGTTAAAGCTATTTAAAACAGCTTTTTCATATTTTTTCTGCTCGTCACTTTTTGATTTAATAAGCACTACAATATTCCTCCCTTTACTAAAAAATCTACTTTTATACTTGTATATGTTCCATATACAGTCGCAATAAATCCATTCGCTTGCTTAGAACTTATTGTAACGTAGTACTTATCTAGCCCCACAGGATTACTTATAATCGGAACTATTTCATAATTTGTGTTATTTTTACTTTTATAAAAAGCAACATTAATTGTCTTGCTTGAAGATGTTACTGTTCCACCTTCGACTCTGTTTAAAGCATTTTCAGCTTCATCTTGGGCGTTAAGATTATTCATCTGTGCATTAAAGAGTTCGATAACTCTATTTTCAAATACACCTTTTTCGATATTGTTGAAATTGTCCTCACACAAATTGGTGCCTTGAACGATAACTTGTCCTTGTTCATCAACGACATGGTCTTGCCAAAAAGTTCTATCATACATCACTATCAACCTCCTTTATTGGAAATTTAAATTGCATAAATATTCCTTGCGTAATATCCCTTTCGATACTGACCTCTTTAGAGCCTGCAACTATGCCTTCTACCGAAATCGCCTGAATAGCTGTTATAGTATGTTTTGAATATGGTACAACTGGGATATGTATATCAATAACAACTGCATTGTCTATAATAGACTTGTTTTTGATTGTTGCATCATACCACACTTTATTAACTTGATACTGCAATTTCTCTATAGATTTTAAAAATTCTTTTCTTCTCTGTTTTAAAAAATCATCAGTAAAAAAAGCCATTATTTTTCCTCCTTTCCACAAACTACTGTGCCACAATATTTATAAGCACTTAAATTAAATCTGTTTACATAAGACATGTTTGAACTACTTGTTACAATCATTCCTAATTTTGCTTGGTTCGGAATACTTCCACAGTAATCATAACTATTTAATGTTACATTTTTATTAGTTTCTATTTTTAAATTACTTTTCCAAGAAGCTCCTAATGTATCACGTATTGGATATGTTCCGCATTTGATAGTTCCACAAGGTATGTAATTTGTAAGTAATGGTTTTAATTGCACACCTACTTTTATAGTATATCTACTTAAAATTTGATGTTTTTTTATCAAATGTGCAGGTAAAATTCTATTCATAATAAACTGCATATCACTCAGAAATGCTGAATCAATATTATCTTTTTGAGTTAAAATCTCTAAAATATAATTATTTTTTTCGTCTTTTCTATTAAATAGAACTTCTACATCTTGCCCTGTGTATATTTTTATAACATTAATAATTTTCGATGCAGATAATTTACCTATCATGTTAAACAATAGTAAAATTAAATTTCTTCTTTCGTCTATAGTTTTGTTTGCTTCTCTAACATTTATAATATTTTCATAAAAAGTTATTATAGTTTCTCTAGCTGTTGTGATATTACTATCATCCAGTATTGTTTGTGCTGTATCAATCACATTATCAACCATACTTGCTTCTGTAAAGACAACATAGCACATATCTGTAATTTCACGATAGAACTCAGGATACATTCTTAGCAATTCTTCAAAAGTTCCATATACATTTTTTTCAATAGCTTTCACTGTAAAATCACGTCCCTTAAACTAGGTATAACATCATCTGTAAAAACTCGTCTGTATTCATCTTCGTCAAAGCTCAAAGGACCAAAGTTTTCAATACAACCTAGCTGTTGTATCTTAGAAGCTATTGCAGATGAATTGAGAACAATACTATCACTACTTGCTCCTGAAACTATAGCTTCCCTAAAATAATCAGCTACCGTTTCTTTTACTAATGGTAATGCTGTATCTTTTGTGTAGCCACCTGCATATGTAACAAGATTTATATATACATCTATAGGCTCGATTATTGGAGCCTTTGCTATAAAATGTGCTCCTATATTTGCTACACCTTCTCCAAGACCATCACCTATCCCATCTCTGTCTGTATCTGGGTCAACATAATCCTGAACTTTTTTTAAAAGTTCTTCTGAAGCTGCCGTTCCATCGCTCGCAATTATAATACCAACAACTGTGTTAGCCCCCTCTTTTAATGGCAATATTCTTGTATATCCTACTCCTGCTACACTATTGCACCACATTATATAGTGTTGTTTATTCCCGTTTTCTCCAGGGCTCATACTATCATATATTCGTTGTCGATATTCATCGTCACTTTCTAAATCTGTCGCTGGGACATATAACTTTCCTAAATTTATAGAATTTAAATCCATAAATGTTTCAACTGGTATAATTTTTTCATTTTCAAGACCATTTAGGACAGTTCCTGTATCATTACTTCGCAAGTAATAAACACCATCATCATATTGCATTAATGTAAAATACAAGCCATTTTCTGTATAGAAAACAGACCCTGTGTAAGGTAAAGACCCTGTGTATTTAACTCCGTACTCAGCACAAGTAGCTTCTTTTCGTTTTACAAGCCTCTCGTTCCCTTTTAAATCTAAAGCTTCTCCTTCTGCTGTAGATAAGTTTACATTTGCGTACAACATTTCTAGTTGTGTATATAGTTCTGCTATCTTTATTGTAACTGCCGAAACAGCATCATAAAATATACTGCCTTCTCTTGTATCAATATCGTCATGAGCCCTAGCAAGTACATCAGATAAGATATTTTCATAAGTAAAATTTTCAAACATTTATAGGTACCTCCTTTACTTTCGTTGAGCCATATATAGTATCTACATCAAATGTAACTAACAAACTATCTGCATCAAAATCAGTAAATTCAAAATTACTTACGCTTATAACTCTTGTATCTGTTAATGCATTTTCTACAAGCGACGGTAATAACTTTTTAATACTATCTCTATCAAAATGATTTGTCGCCATCATACTCTCAATTTCACTTCCGTATTGATTACCGTATATTAAACACTTAAATCTAGGGGTTATAAGTGTCTTGTGAATATATTGTTGTACAGCTTCTAATTCATCTATGTATCCACTTATTTTGCCGTTTTTAAAATCTATTTTATAAGTTTTTGTTGGCTTATCACTTGCTTTTACAATAGAAATGTCGTTCAGAGATAGCATACTTATCCCTCCCTCGACAATAATAAGTACTTGCATGTTTCCCCATTGTCTATTTGCAATACAACAAATATTTCTCCCGTTTTAATAGCGTTATTGATTGTTATTTTTATATTTTGACTAGCTGGTTGTCCAGTAACTTCACTCTTGTATTCAACAATAGCTTCTTTTTCTATGTCTTGAAATTGTTCATCAATCGGGTACATATTACTCTCTTGTATTATCAGTGCACTATCCATTACTGATTGTAATTGTAAAGGTTTTGTACTAATAACCTTTGCTTCCAAAATAGATACCGAATCTTTAATAGTACCCCTTAATGTTCCTATAATACTTTCTTGCATTTTAGTACCTCCTACCACAACCTACCATATCCAGCGATTGTTCCTCCATAACTTAAAGGAGTAAGTCCAACACCATGTCCACTATAACAATTCCACATTTTATTATTACCTGCATAAATTCCAATGTGATTGCTACCTTTATTTTTAAAAAATATAATATCTCCTTCTTGCAACTGACTCTTATTAATTTTTGTGCTAAGTGCATAGAGTTCTGCAGCAGTTCCATAACTTTTAACTTTGTTACTTATCCCACATTTTTGAAAGCAATAAGCAACGTAGTGAGAACAATCCATATATTTACCCGGACTATTTCCACCCATTTTGTATTTAGTTCCAACTAAACTTTTGCACACCGCAAAAAGTTTTTCTGCTTTACTACTGTTGCTATTACTGCTACTGCTTGAAGTCGTCTTTTTATAATCTTCTAAAATACTAGATACATCATTATTTATATTTTCACCACATACATTAATCTTAAGTGTCATCTGATAATCATCGCCTTTGAATGTATGAGTATCTTCATCAATAAAAAAACTGCGTCCCCAATCAAGTCTATCAATCATCACATATATGCAGTAACCACTTATAGCTTCTGTAATGCCTTTGCTTGTTAATGATAAACTGCGTTGAGGAATTTTTTGTGCATTAAGTAATCTTTCTGCACATTTCTCTAACTCAGTTTTTGTATTGTCATCATCAGGCTGTTGTATATCCTGAAAGCAACCAATTAACTTTTCGAGCCCTTCATCTATCTTGGTAGCAACTGTTTTTTGCTTGCTGTCAATCAACTTAACTCTTGTTTTTGTTTGCTGAATACTGCTTGTATAATTCCAATTAATAATATTTTCTTGTGTAGACACTACCCATTGAATCATCTTTTCTTTTCGTTCAAACAAATGACATTCATTATCTGAGAATTGAACGAAATAATTCTTTCCCGTGTGTCTTGTTGTTGCCTGCATAGCAGATTGTATTACATCCCAATATTTCGCCGTTGGTTTCGTTATGTCAGGAATCTTATAATTTGTATCAGCTATAAAGTCATATCCAACACCTGCTCGCTTACAGCAATCTATAACTATCTCTTTTAAAGTTTTCTTTGTGTATGTAAATGTATTTCCAGAATTAGCAAGGTATATACCATAATCGTAAGCAGTAAATGACATTGTTGCATTATTACTTTGTGAAGTATCTGTTACTAGTCCTTTGAAAAGTGTAACATCATCATATGAAAAAACACATTTAAGACCTTTTATAGCTTCAAATTCTAAGCCTATTTGTTTCCATAAAACGACATCTTCTACTATTTCAGCATTTATGGAACGCGTACATGTTCCTTTTCTGCCACTCCATTTCACACTTATAACAATGTCAGATAAATCAAATTGCTGTCCGTTTTGCATAACAACTAATGAAATTTTACTCAACTAACCACCTACTTCTTTGGCAATTTTAACACCCAGCCAACTTGCAATTTGTTTGGGTTCTTAATTATATTTTTATTGAGATTATAGATTTCTTTCCATCTGTTTCCGTTACCCAGTTTAGCTTTTGCTATTTTATAAAGACTATCTCCTTTTACAACCTTATATGTCGTAGGCTGTACTGTATTATCTACTTTTTTCTTTTCATCTGTGACTTCTGCCTTTGTAGAATCTTTAGGACTTAAGTCTATTTTCCTTATTGTAGCTTCAGTATATTTTTTTAGTTTAATATTGTACTGTATTTCTCCTACTGGGCCTCCTTCGTCTGTGTAAGATAATTCTTCTATTGTATAATAGTCATTACAGAAAAAACTTGCAGAAAAAATAAAGTGGACAGGCTTTTTGTAGCCTCTCCACTTTTCTAACTTATTTCTATAATATGTTGGTTCGTATAATTTATCAACAACAACAGACTGGTCTAAATACGCTGGGAATCGGCTTGAAAAAGATATTGTATCGGCACTCGGATTTTCAATTACTGTTGTTTCTCCCAAATTACTTATTGTCAATGATGTGTTTTTTATCCCATCACTATATGTAACTTTTTCCGGCAAAACAGGAAATAAGAAGCAATCCGTTTCTGCGTTACAGCTTATAAAAAAATAGTAATTTGTATTAAGTGACATATGCTCCATCTCCTTCTTCAAACAGTTCTTGATTTATGATTCCAAGCAAAACAGGTTTTAAATTACTAGTCAACAAGTTTAGAACTTCATTTTTATCCATAGTTGAAGGGATTTTTATTTCTCCTCCGCCTTCTAACTTCAGTACTATAGTTTTGTTTACAGCACTGCTATAAACACCCATTACATCCTTATCATTAACAATATCACTTGTATTGGCAGTTATATTTAAAGGCTGTGAATCATCAAAACCTCTAATAGTTCCTAGTCGCATACCTGCTTCTTGCCATAAATCGTATGCTCGCTGTGAATTGTTTAATGGAATTATCGCTTCAGCATCTCCTGCTTCTGCAACCCAAGTTAAAAGAGGACTATCATATATACCACCTTCTGCATTTGTAGCTATGCCTTTTGCCTTCATCTCGAAAGTTGTAGATGTTTTTGTTCCGTCAGGACCTGTTACAGTAGCTGTACCTCCTATGTTTAAAGCTGTTTCTACATAAGACTTAAGTTGCTGTATCTTTGTTGCAATTTTACTTCTTGCATTATCTATTCCTTCACACATGCCATTGCCTATAGCATTTTCTGTAGACGCTTTAACTCCTGCTTTTGTATTTGCCATTCCGTTTTTAGCTGCTGCTCCTGTTTCTGTACCAGCTTCAGTTGCTTTAGATATTGCTCCTGGCTTAGCCAATTCAATACCAAGCATTATACTGTTAGGAACTTCAATACCACTTTCCTTTGCTGCTAACATTGCTTCGGCATAAGCTGGATTTTGCTGTGTCATATTATAAGCTGTTCTTATATATATAGAATCTGTATTCCCTACAACAGCACCTACTGCAGCTGAATCTAATATTCCTTGTGCAATGCTTTCAGGAATATTCTTTCCTGCATCAATGCAAGCAGTTGCTGTTTCTGTAAGTTGAGATTGTTCAGGCTTAAGCGAATTATACATTTCACTTATATTTTTTTGTGTAGATGATGACATAGAAGCCCATGCAGTTTCCATATTTTGTGCTTCCATCTCTATTAAATTATCTAAGTTCTCGTAGGATTTCTTTACATCACTTCCAGAAGAATCTATAGCCTCCGCGATTTGTTTTCCATAGTTTCTTGCATTAAATCCTCTATTATAAACTTCATATCCCTTGTCAATATCTTGTTTATATGAATTATGAATTGTATTAGCTTCAATTTCAACACCTTTGCCAACATAACTAGCATCAGCAATTTTATAAGCTTTGTCTGCTTCTGCTAATCGATATTTCATTTGTTCAGGATTATTGGCATATGCATTTTTAATATCAATAATTAAATTTTGGTGAGACTCTTTATTTGCTTGTCTAACAGTTTCAATATTTTCATTAACTTCTCCTTGCATATCCTTAAAGCTATCTGCCGATAATTTCTTATCAGAATAATCTGACCCTATTATTTCAAGATTTGCGTCAAACTTATTATCTTCAATAGCTTTTTTTATTTTAGTCATTTTTGCAGTTAATTCTTCTATTTTTTTCTGTTCGTCAAAATCTAACAAACCATCTTCAAAGGCTTTATTAATTACACTTTGAAGATCTTCACCGCATTTTTTCAACTCAGTTTCTTGAGAAGAATAAAATGTATTGAGTGTTTTTGTTATTTCTTTACCTTCTTTAGAATCTCCAAAAATCATTTGAGCAGAAATATTCATTGAGTAATGCCTTTGTTCAACATAACTCTGAACTTCTGAAATATAACTTTCTATACTTTTTTTGTAGTCGTTATTGTCTTCAGCTGATAATTTAAAGCCCATGTCTATTTTCCAATCGAACTTATCAATAGAACTTTTAGCCTCGTCGATATTTTTTTTAATAGTATCGACTTTTGAGAATTCTTCAAGTGAACTTCTAATTTTGCTCATATTGCCGTTGGCTACAATTTTATCAGCAATATCTTCCACTTCTTGCATCGACAACGAAACGCTTCCAAAATGTTTTTCAAGGTCTTTTTGTTTAGCCCAGTTGGTATACGCTTGAAAGCCAGCTGTAACAGCAGTAATTCCACCAACAGCAAGAGTAGCAGGCAAAGCTATACTACCCAATTTACTCGCCACAGTTGTTAAAGCTCCACCAACCTTTGTAGATGCTCCGATAGTTGTTCCCAAACCTGATGCAAGTCCTGTAATCCCATTGATAGCTTTCTTTGCAGATAGTAAGCCAATTACTCCAGATAGGGATACTTTAAATAATTCGGTATGTTTTGTAATATAGTCAATTCCATCTATGCCTTTTTCAACTATATTTCCGACAACTTCACCAGCCTCTTTTATATCTGGCATAATTTTTTCTTGTAAATCCCTTATGCTTTCTATTAAGTCACCTGAATCACTTGTTATGCCTTCTGTAAATGATGACATTATGTTTCTTCCAAACACCGTAAATGTGCTACCTAAATCTTCATATTTAACTTCATTCATCTTTTCTAAAGCGTCAGAAGTTGAGCTAATCTCTCCGTTTAGGTTACTAATTGCAAATACGCCTTTAGCACCTAAGTCTTCCCACATCGTGCCGAACAAGTTTACACCTGCTGTATTCTGCTCAATGGGGTCTTTCATATCTTTTAAAGCTTTTATTGTTTCTGTAAAAGCCTCTTTTGCATCACTGCCACCTTTTGAAAACTTTTTTGCCATAGAATCAGCATTTAATCCAGCCATTTTAAATGCCGTTACGGTAGTATCTGAGCCATCAATAGCTCGGATGCCAAATTCTTTTATTGTATCGCCTAACTTGTCTACACTAAATGTACCACTTTTAGCGCCATTTTCTAACATATTAAACATTTCGTCTGCACTAAAACCAAGTTGTTTAAAATGTACAGAATATTCATTAATAGTATCTAACAAGTCGTCGTTCTTGTTTAATCCTTTTTGAGCCCCTTGTGTAATCAAGTTATATGCAGTTTCAGAAGATAAACTGAACTGGTCCATCATCATTTTTACTGCCCTCGTACTTTCACTTACATCAAAGTCAAATGTATCTCTAAGTAATAAAGCGTTATGAGTTGTATCTACTAATTCCTTACCAACAAGATTCGTACCTGTCTTGATTGTTGCAAGTGAATTTGATACATCTTCAAGACTTTCACCCATACCATCGTTATATAAGTCTTTTATCTCACTTCTATACTCTTTCATTTCCTTCGAGCTTGCTCCAACGCGTGCTTGAAATTGATTTACAGCTTTAAGTTCACTATCTATAGCTTCTGTAACTTTGCTTACCCCAAAAAAAGCTACTGCTCCCGATATAGCTGTTTTCAGCATATCTCCCATTTTCGATGCTGAATCTCCTAACGTTTCAAATTTTTCAGAATTATCTTCTGTTTCATTTCCAAGTCTTTCAAGCTCTGCTTCAAGACCACTTATTCTAGTATGTGCTTCTTGTAAGTCCCTCTGAAGCTCTTCATATTTTTGAGCCATTTTAGCGACTGATTCACTAGAAGATGCAGAGCTATTTTCTACAGCATTTTCAATAGCTCTGATATGTCTAACACTTTCGCTTTCTGCATTTTCAAAAGCGTTTTCAATAGTACCTGCTGTATTTTCCATTGCAGATGCCGAAACACCTTTATTAAGTGTTTCCTGAAACTGTTTAATCTCCTTTGTTGCAGATTTTCCGGCTTTTGCAATATTATTTACAACGGGCGTAAAATTATCAACTGCCTTAAATGTAGCAGAAAGTGTTTTATTTCCTCCGGGCATTTTTTACGCCCCCTTTACTTTAAAAATAATCTTTACAATATTTAATATTTTATGGAGCCAATTTACTGGCATTTCTTCTTCTAGTTTATAACTAGCAATATATGCAAGTTGAACTTGCCTCTCCATTTTTGCAAACTCTTCCATTCTTAGTCCTTTTGCCTGCCAAAGAATGTGAGCCCAATGCCATGTATTATCGGCACCTTTCATTAGTTTTTTAATTCTTTAATCAAGTTTTCTTCCTTGATAGGTGCTATGTCTGCCGCCTGTGCAGCACAACCGTCAATATAGCGATAATCATCGCCCTTGAAAAGGATATGAAGTAATTCTGTTCCAGCGTATACACCATAAAAATCAAGCAATTCTTTATCCCTTAAATCAGGCTGAACCATAGTTTCTACAATCAATTCATCTGTAAAGCTGTCATAGTCTACATCAATATCATTGATAATTCTTCCATTTCTGATTATATAATTTCCTTCTTTATCGACGGCTGGTGTCTTATGAACAAACTTTTTTCTAATATCTTCTACTTCGGTACGTGAAATCTGCTTAAACTTCAAAGGAATTGGCACACCATTTTCGTCTTTGAATGTATCTATACCCTTAAATGTTAAAGTATCATTCTTTTTTAAACCTGAAATCATAAATTTTTTTAAATTGTAGTTGCTCATTTCTTATTTTCTCCTTTCAAAAAAAGGACTGTTGAATATTTATCAACAGCCCTTAAATATTAAAACTTAATATCTTTACCATTAAATGTAAATTCATCTTGTAAATGGTCATTAGAATCTGCGTCTACGCTTAAGAGTTTAATGTCACCAGTAGGTACACAACCAATAACTGTAACAATTTCTTTTCCAACAGCATCGTAATAATCGCTATTTTTATCGTCCTGTATACCTTGAATTGTAACTTCTGGAGTTACGCCAGTTTCAAGAAACTGTTTAACCATATCTTTAGCTCTTGCTGTAGAACGATATTCGCTTAATGTAACTTTTATTGAATCAATTCCTGCCCAGCGTGAACTAGGAACAACTTCGTTGATAGACTTAGATGTTGTTACCGTCGGCGTAACAACAACCTCGCACTTAATACCGTCCACAATAATATTGCCATTCCAATACATTTTTCCTTTGTTAAGCAAAATTCTACTTCTATTTGCTCTGTCTGCCATAGCCTAAAACCTCCTTTATCTAGTTTTTATAGTAAAGAATAACTTTTCAGCACTATCTACTGGCTGTATACCAATATTAAAGTATGTTTCATCGCCTTGTGATTTACTTCTGTCTACTAAAAAGTCATTGTCAAAATCAACATTTGTTATAGCCCCTGCATTAGCATATCTCTGTAATATGTCTTTGCCTAAGCCTTCCATTATGTCCCAACCATATTCATCATTATCAAACTTGTTTGGTGGAAAGTTGAGCTGAATACTTTCGTTAATAGCATCAAAAACTCTTATTACTCTATTCTTTCTATAAGTCTTATCTTTGCCGTTTTTAAAAGTAACTAAAGAGTTAATGTCATATTCTACAACAATATCTCCTGAACTATTTTTAGAGAAGAAAAACTCTCCATTGTTAATCGCAGCAACAGCTTCCTCGTGAGTTTTCTCTCCTACAATATCTGTTGCTCCTTCATATGCAACATATGTATTGCTTGTTACCGAATCAGCTGAAGCTGTTAAACCAGCTACATAAGCACAAGCCTGAGCATTACTTAATTCCTTGCCGTCGACAGTTACAGCATTAGTTACATTAATAATACCTTCATAGTCAGCAGCAAAGTCAGGCACAACAAACTGAACTTTTCTTCCAACTTCTTCTCTGTAGTATTTTACTTTTGTTTTGATTGCTGTATGTATACTATCTTCTGTAAACGGACAACAAGCAGTATTAAACGTAGCTTTTTCTGTCGCGTCAAGGAAATCTGTGTATACCTTAGTATTCACAGATGTATTAGTTCCACCTGTAAATTTTACGCCAGCTTGTGCAGCAACTAAAGCTCCAGTTCCTTCCCAATCTACATAGTCATTAGATGTTAAATCTTCTACTTTTGTTACTCCTTCTTGGTAAAACACCTTATTAGTTTCCAAATAAACGCTGACATCAAATCCGTTATTTGGATTTGATTCTATAACCAATTCAAATGAATTACCCAAAGTGCCACCATGCTTTGCTGTTGCTGTCAATGGAGCAACTTTTGCTGTCGCTTTCTTGTCAGGACCTGCAATATAAAATACAACCTGTCTTGCATTTTTGAAAGCTTCTCTAATAAGTAACATATAGTCGTTATCATCATAAACTGACATTCCTAACTTATCAAATTCTGAATCTGGGGCAGAACTATAAATGTTTACAAATGTATTTGTTGGACCATATGTGTGTCCAATTAACGGAATTAATACAATTCCTCTTGCATTATTATTAATAGTATCCTGCCTTGTGCTTTTAAAATTCACATAACTTCCTGGTCTTACTTTTCCTACCAATTCATCAAATGCACCGCCCATTACTTCATCTCCTTTTTAAGCCAATTTTCGATAATGTCGCCTATTTCTTTTACAGAATATAATTTATCTTTATCAATATTTGCAGTTGCTCCATCGAATGTTGATACACTTATATCATATAGAGCCCTTGCACTATTACGAAGCTTTTCCAGTTTAAATTTCTGTTCCTGAACAGCTTCAGTAATTTTTCTTTCAGCCATACTATAACCTCCTAATGTAATTTTCATAGTGTTTTTTCATTTTTTGAACTTCTTTTTGGGTATAAGTTTTTATGCTGTCCCAAATTATTTCAATAGAATAAATACCATCTTCTACTTTTGATAAATTAGGTTCCCTAATTGATATATTTTTTCCTACCAATGAACCGTCTATATTTCGTAACGGAATTAAAAACATATTGCTAGCTATATTAAATAAAATATCGCTAGCTAATTCAAATGCTATTTCTGTGCTTTGAGCAAATATTTTTATATTCCAAATATAATTTACTCTATAGCAAGAAGTTGAACTCAGATAAATGCTTAATTCTGGGGAGGGGAAATATACTGCAGGTACCTCAAAATTTTGTGGCATTTTCTTTAAATATATTCTTGTATTTTGATTTACATCTTTAATATATCGGATTATACTAGCCATTTCTTGGTCCATATTATCCTCCTTTAAAATATCCCGTTAATCCATTCGTCAAACTTTTTATCCATTACTTCTGGCAAAATGCTGTTCATAAGTTCATAAGCTTTCGAAAAATATGGATTTGCCTCAATCCACTGCTGATACAACATCATGCCCCCTTTTGCATTGGGGTCATATGTAAATTTATTTCCTTGCCAATACCCGGGGACAAAACGCTTACTTTCACCTTCTTTGCAAGTAGTATGTCCATCATTAACATATTTTGCATAATCTAATATCGAACCTACAGTAATAGATAAGCCCCCTGCAGAAACCTCCCATATATTGTTTTCATCATTTTTATTAAATGACTTTAACAAATTTCCTGTGTCTACAATATTCCTTCTTTCAATTTCACTTTTAACTTCATTTAAAAAATCTTTTGCAAAATACGCCACAAAAGCTTCAATTTGGCTTTTCGTGTTGTACGCCAAAGCTTCTATATCTTGCACAAACTTATCCATTTCTTCCATATCAACACATCCTATCTTGAATTGTTTTCCTAATGCACATAACATATTTATGATGTTTTTGAATAGTTTTTGGCATTTCAGCAGTATATTCAATGCCTGTATTCACATCTAAAATTTTGTCATTTATACGAACATCTGTGTCAATAGGTAGTACAAGTTTTACAGAAGCAGTCAGTCTCTGCTCAGGGTCTGCTTCTGTAATATGTTCAGGACTTTTTGTAGAAAAGTGGCACTTTACATTTTCTGCGTCTGGAACAACAGAATAACTAAAAATAGGAGTGCTACTAATACCATAGCCTATATCTTGCTTATCTTCTTTAATATGATAAATATTGCATAAATGGTTAAAAAAATCTTCAATCATAATTTTCTAAGCCTCATCAAAATCTTACCACTTGCTTTTTGTAAACGAAACTCATCAAGTAGTTCATCAAGTGATAAATCAGATATATCAATGTTGGCCGTATCTGTCGTTGAAGAATAAGAATAATCGTCAAAAGTTTCTGACTGCACCTTTTTAGCTTTCGTCTTTTCAACAGCATCTTGAGCATACTTGCTAGCAAGCAATATAACAGCTAAATGAACTGCTTGTGGTATTTCCTCGCAATCTTCAAATTTATTGTTAGTGTATTTTATAACATAAGCTTCTGCTCTTGCTATATCTATTTCTAGCTTTTTATCGCTTCTTGATTGAATTTCACTATAATCTGAATAATTCCTCACATCTTCAGGAATAACCCAAGGTCTTTTTGCCATTTACATCACTTCTTTCAAAGCGTTAATGTAATCATCTTTCTTTTTACAATCTGTTACATCAACATTTTTGTTTTCTGCAATCTTTTTTAATTCTTCAATTTTTAAGCTAAATAAGTCGACAGTTTCATCTTCGTTTTCTATGCTAAATAAGTCAATCTTTTCATCTTCATCTTCATTTTCCTTTTTGAAGTATCCACTTTTTAAACAAATTTCTCCGATTTCTTCATCTACTGAAACAATCTGATTACCTGAAAAATCATTTTTTATCACAAAGTCGCCGCAAGTGTAAGACTTAATATTACCAATTAACTTTATCTTCATAATAACCTCTATTTCTTCAACTTGATTATTGCTGTTGCGTCAGTTTCTTCTATAACTGTATCAAAATCCATATGGAGGACATAGAAACGCTTATCCTGCATAATAGCCTCTTTGCCTTCTGTTGTCTTTCTGATACGTATATCGTAAGTATTTACAACGCAAAGGTTCTGTGGGTCTGCAAGTAAAATAACATTATCTGATAACATAGGCACCTGTACTGTTGGAATACTTACAGGTTTTTTGTATACACTTTCAGGAACCATACCTCCAGCTGTAATAGCCTGATTTAATAAATATCTTTCCCATTCCTGTGCTCTATGAGGAGACATAAGCCAGCGAAGCTTGCCATTGTTATACTTATTTGGAATCGCCTTAACAGCTTCATAAAAACCGTCTAATGTTAAACTGGACTCTGATGTCTTGTCAATTACATGTCCTGACTGTGAAATCTGCTTAATCCAACCATCATTAATTTTTAAAAAGTTATAATCTGCATCGCTAGAAAGAGTTGCTGTGTCACCATTGAAATAAAGGTCAAGTAAATCAACACCTGCCTGAGTAGTCATTAAGTTTGTAACAATTTCTTCAAAAGTCTGTCCTTCAATATTTTCTCTTAGAGCTTCTTCTGTAATTTCCCAAGGAAGTCTAACAGATGTTGTTGTGTAATTGATTTTTGAAGTTTTCACACCAACTCTTTCGCCACCATCGGTGTCTTCTGTCTTCTCTCTAAGAATTCGAGAAGCAATACCAATTTTATCAATTTCGCCTGTTTTTGCTGTACGCATTTCATGACGAACAAGTGAGCCAAACTCAGTTGATTCAAAGATTTGCTGGACAAACTTTCTCGCCTGTTCAGGATTAAGCAAACCTCCCGTATTAAGTCCACCTGTTGATATTGCCGCCTTGTTTATTAAATCTATATTATTCATGCTGTTTCCTCCTTCTATTAAAACATTCCTGCCATATAGTGCTGACCGCTCTTTTCAACTTGTTGGTTGTTATTAAGATTAGTTGTATTACCACCTAAAGCTTTTACAATACTTTCAACCTGTTCTTTAAGAGGTTGTAAAGCCTTTTCAACTGCTTCGTCAACCTTTTCTTTGTCATCATCTTTATTTACATCGCCATTTTTGTTATCGTCCGGTGGTGTTACTATAGCGTCAATTAAAGGCTGAATAGCACTTGTAACTGCTGTTGTAACTGAATTTGTAATAGTTTCTAAATCTTTTTCATTCATAGAATCTTCCTCCTCGTTTTCATCAAATTCTTTCATAAACATATTTAAAGACTGACATATTCCAGAAAGAGTATCTTTATTTCTTTTACTCATCTTCTTTCCAGCCTTTTGAACTTTACGCCCTGAAAAAACCATTTTAGCTATTTCTTTTTCTGTCAATAGTTTTGTAACAATGTCATTAAATTCTTTTAATGCAGTTTTTACAGTCTGTTCGTCGTCAATGTATTTCCAACACCCTTTTTCACAATCATAAGTCTCTAAAGTTTGTTTTAATGCTTCATACGCAACATAAAAATTATCACTTATACATCTTCGATTGTATTCAGCTGTCATTTCACCTTTTTCAACAACATTAAATCCTAACATTTTCGCGAGTGGCTCTAATAACCATTTTCTTTTTTGTATCTCATTTTCAGTATATTTTCCCGTTCCACCCATACTAAAGCCTGTAATTTTGCCATCTTCAATGTCTTTGAATATTTCATCGTTATTTATTTCGACAGTTGCTATCCATGTGCCTTTTTTTACATCATGGCCATTAATCACTCCGTCGCTTTTTGTTACATAGCTTTCGACAACAACAGCACTTTCTTCTTCTTTAAAGCTGTGCTGTATATCGACTTTGCCACTGTTCTTTAAGAAGTAGTGTGCAGCCTTTTCAATTTCTTCTGCTGTCATAAAATCGCCCTGAGCATCTTCCGTATCTGGTTCATACACAATGCCTGTTACAGTATGTTTTTCACAATCGGCCTTCAATATTTCGCCTGTCATTGTGAAATTTGCGTTGTAGTTATCTGCTTTAACAATCAAAAACTTTTGCTGATTTGCAGCTCTATCAACTAATGAAATAAATGCAATTTTAGCATCGCTTATTTCATTTGCTTTCTTTATAAAAGACATCATTACACCTCCTTAATTTTATATAAAAATAAGGAGTAGAATTTTGCACCTACTCCTTTTTTGCTGACTAAATTTCTGACTATAGTTACCCTGCTACGCATTAAAAAATAACAATTCTACTCTTATAGCTTCAAACTCAATCAATCACACCTATTACTTACTTGATTTATAGCAATAAATCAAATTCTTTTAATATTTGTTATTCCTTTGATGCGTTAAACTTAGCCCATAGGAATCACCCCTTTCTATATAATATAATTTGCAACAAACGCTAAACCCTTACTTGTTTGTCAACGTGTTGCTTGTACAGAGTATAAAATATACCTTTCGTACCTGAGACAACTAAGTTTTTCATATACAAAATATCGGTTAGCAGAGCTAGTAGGAATCGAACCTACACTTAAAGGAGTCAAAATCCTTTGCCTTACCATTTGGCTATAGCCCCATAATCATTTAACTTTTTCAAGCAACAAAAAAGGACAGCTTTAAACTGTCCTAATCTGCTTATTTATTGTGTTTTTCTAACTTGCTTGTAACTTTTACATTAAAAAAAGCACCCTTTTTCAGAGTGCTTATTAATCAACTATAAATGGTTCTGCTACTTTTCTTCCATCATCATAAGCAAGCTCATCTATTACATATGGGCATAAGTACCACCTATCCTCCTTTGATAACTTGCTCAATTCTTTAACTAACTCCTCATCGTCTAACTTTCTAAATTTTTCAAGTATTTTATCTAGCATTTCTATACAAATAGGAGCTTCTCCATCTTCCTGAGGACTCATTGAACATTTCCAATTCTCTTTTAATATTTTTAACTCATTAGCTATCATCTCACTCAACTCCCTCTACATATCTTGATTGGTCTTTTTCAGGATAAAAGCTTTCGCCACTCATATCTTGCCTATAAACAATTGCTACACCATCACAATTATAAACTCCACCTAAGATTTTACCTTTATCATTTAGCTTATTAGCAACAAACTTAGCTTTACCATTTTTAACCTTATACATCTCAGTTACAATTTTATCATCATCCCAACTGTCAGGAAACCAAGTGTGCCCGCCATTTCTTTTTGTTTTTGTAGCAGATGTTGGAATACTTCCCCATTTAACGCCATTGGAATATTCGCCCTCAACAACATTTCCTAGACCCATTTTCTCGCATTCATCAAACGAGCTTTTACTATGTCCACCTTTTGTAAGTCGACCGTTTGGATAATGTTCATTAGGGACTTTAAAATCACCCTTAACAACATGCTCTACACTTTTATTATCTATTGTAAGTATACCACTACTTTCTAAGTAATTCAAGCTGTTTAACTTGCCGTTTGGAGAATAAAGAATATTCCCTACTTCATTTTCAGGTATTACCCCTGACTTTACAAGATAATACCTTTTCAATCCACCACCTCGGACTCCTCCAAGCCTTTCAACAATATCTTTTTTAGTTGAGTTTTTAAACTCCATAGGGGTCATTACTGTAGGAAGTACCCCTGCATCTTCCCTTGCTTTTCTTTGTTTTGCGTTAAATTCTCTTTCCCATTCGCTATCAAGTTTTTTTCTAGCTCTATCTTTTAACTCTTTAAGTTCACTATCTGTAAAACTTGTAACATCTTTCGTTGTCCCTGCTTCTATTTTGCATCTACAATTAACAACTTCGCCAATAGGCAAGCTATCATCGTGAGGACAACTACAGTAATATACGCCCCCTTTTTCTGCAACTAAAGCAAAAGGCTTATCTTTTGGGATAGTCACACCGTCTAATTTTAGATGTCCGGGTCTAGCTGTATTTGTTGGTCCTGTGTGGTGCCAAGTTTTGGTTTCTACCTCTATGTTTTGCATTAATTCATCTTGTATAGCATAACTGTTACATCTCAATGTTTCATTTACAGCAAAACGCCTAGCATTTGTAGCATCTCTAATGTCATTGTCTATAACATACTGTGTTAGCTCTTCAACACTAGTTGCTGTATCGCTAGCTTTTTTCAAGAACTCTCTTAACGCATCTACACTTGATTTTTCAGTCCATTCAGCTAAAGTCTGAGCTCTATCTTCAATCCATTGGTTTGTCTTTCCTGTAAAGTTTTCAAATGGTATTCGCTCTTTTAAGGCGTCAGAATAAGCTTTTGCATTAGCTGTCATAAAGTTGTTGACATCATTAACATAATTTTCTAATACTTCAGTAGACAAAGGTCTTTGTTGCACATTTAAAATAATTTTCTTTAATATTTCTTCGTAAATATCTTCAATTGACATGTTTACAAGTTTTGTTTTTGGAATGTTGGCTATCTCATTTATAAACATTTCTTTGAGTTCAGCTCTCATTTTTTCTGAAGCATCAGCATAGGCATCTTCTATCGCATTTACACAAGCAACTGCTGCGTCTATATCAGCAACAGCACTCTCTTTTAGTTCTTGTTCGAGTTTTGAATCAGCTTTTGCAAGAAAGACATCTATAGCAAGAAGAATATCATCGATATTATTCTTTATAGCCTTACAAATATTAATCATTCTTGTTCAGCCCCTTTTTGATTGCTTTTAAAAGTGTAATCATATCATCATTGGCTTGATTTGCTTTGTTTACAAACTCTTCTTGCTGTGTGCTTACATTTAAAGTACTTGTCACTGCAAGAGGTGTATTTGCCCAGGTTTCTTCGTAAGGCTCTGCTGTTTCACCCATAGTTTTTGCTTTTAATGCTCTAGCGTCATTAGGTGTAACTCCTCCAGCTGTATTGCATATAGTAAATACTTTTACTAAATCGTCAATATTGCTCGTATCTGGATTTCGAAATCTTACTTCACAATACTTCAAATTATAGCAATTAAACAGCTTATTATTTAATATCCAGTTAAGGTCCTTTCTTTCTGGAATAAAGACTTGCTTTTCAGTTACTTCCATAGCTGTCTGTGCAGTAGCTCTATTAAAATCAGTTGTATATCCAACGTATAAATCAGGTAATAAAAAAGCAGACTGCGTTTTGCGTCTGCCGTTTTGCAAATATTCTTGAAACAACTCATCTCGTTGCAACATACTTGCCATATCTTTTATTTCAACATTTACTGCCTTATCATTTTCAAAACCTGCTGAAGTTTCAGCATTTTCTGTTTCAAGAATTAGGAACGAATGTTGTCCTTTTTCTCCTTCAATATCATTCATATAAGTTTTTAAACTATCGTAACTTTCATCAGAAAGAGTTCCTCCATTTACAAGTATGGCCATAGGTACATGTCTACCATGTCGGAAGTAGTTATTATTTAAACTTTCAGCTAGGCGATTACCATCTACTGTTGTCACTTGTCCTAGCCAACGCACTTTACCATAGTATTTATTTCCAATTTTAAACTCTAAAAGCTCATTTGCTTTTTCGTTTATTTTTAAGCCTTCTTCGTAATTTCCAGTAGCAATATTCATATCCCTAGGGTCCCCAAATTCTTTAAAATAAACGGTTTTCCCTGCAATTTGCTGTCGATATTTTTTAAAATGTTTCTTTCTTGTGATTTCTTCATTTTTGTAATAATATGTGTATTCCGTCAGGCTCTCTTCCGGAGGTGTCATGTATATACTGTCAATATCTTTAATTGCTTCAATTTGTTTTATATCACCATTCAGCTCTCTTACAACCTCTATATAACCAATACCAAATGTTTCCCTTGCGTCAATAACTTGAGCAAATGTGTCTTTAAAAGAATTATCTATCGTCATCAGGTCAATAGCTCGCTGGAGCTTTGAATACTCTGCTTTCATTTCTTCTGTTTCTTCAGCCAAGTCACAATTATCATTGTAAACAATTTCATAGCCAAAACCAGTAATGTTTCGCTTATAAGCATCTATACACTGTGGTAATATAGTAGATTGATTTACCATGTTTTCAAGTCCTTGAAAATTAAGTCTGTCAGTTATCCAAACGCTATTATACTCTTTTTCCGGGTCGGTTTGAGTTATAGATTCAGCTTTTGTGATTGGTTTAATTACTCTAACATTTACTTTTTTGTTTTCTTTCATTTATGCCTTCCTCCTCTCTCTTTTATTTTTTCTAGGTAAACAAGCAAGTAAGACACTATCAGCGACATCCGGAGAGGATATGCCTCTTGCTTTCATATCTTTTTTGCTTTCTACTTTTATTTTTCCATTCGTTACAAAACTATATTTTCTACAAGACAGTTGACCTATTAAATCTGCGTTGTTCGGTAAAATTATTTCAGGTTCTTTCTCTATACCATTATCATCTACTTTAGAAATACAATCCTTAATAACTCCCATCATGTATGTAGTACTATCATAGTAATATCTATGTTTTATTGGTTTTCCGAAATTAACAGGCAGTATTAACATATTGTCATAAACATCACTTTCAGCTCTCTTCATCGCTTTTAGAGCATCAACAACGCCACCACCTACACCACCGTCGTCTATGGCTATAACTATCTCACCGTTATATTTCCAATTATACTTTAACTGTTTATATAGCGATGATAACTTACCGGCTGTTTGTGTCGTATCTTGTCCATTGCAAAGGTCATGTATTTTTACAACTTCATTAAGTCGTATAGAAATTACAGTCTTGTCATCTCCAAATCTTGCAACATCACAACCAATTTGCACTTTTTCCAGATTAGCCCCTGTTTTTTCATTGATAGCCTTTTTGGTAATTTCACAAACATCGGTTGCAATATTATTCTCAATCGCACTTAGCCCAATAAACACATCATCTTCTTGTGTTGGAAATTCTCCATACACTCTAACTCTTACAACATTACTTTCTTCTCCATATTTACGCTTTAGAGAAGCAATGTTTTCTTTGTTTGTTCTGCTTACTTTTTCACTATTTACTGTATACCTTGAAAAATCTTTAGCATCAACAGTATGGCTATCATAAAAAGCCCCAGATGTACGAGTAGGATTGCTCATTAAAATCAGTTTGTTATTAGCACCACTAAGAGTACCTCTAATAGCTTCCATTATTGGGTCAGATACGCCTGAGGCTTCATCAACAATAAAAAGCATATTATCTTCGTGAAAGCCTTGCAAATTTTCAGGTTTTGTAGCAGTTCTTGCTGTTGCAAACCATCTGTCTTCGTGTCCAACGAAAAATATATATGTTTTCCTCGGTTTTAACAAAACTTTTAACAAAGGCGATTTTTCTATCCACTTCGCTACTTCTGCCCACAAAACATCTTTTAACTGTCTTGCTGTTGGAGCAGTAGCTATAACTTTGCAATTTGGATACATTGTTAAAAACCAACATATCGCCCAACTTTCGACAGCTGTTTTTCCAACTCCTTGTCCTGATTTAACGCTAATCATTCTTATGTTGTTGCTAGCTAAATCCATTAAAACATTACTCTGCCATTCGTCAGGTTCTGCACTTAAAACTTCTTTAACATATAAGACTGGGTCCTGTTTCCAAACAGGAATTCTCTTACTAATATTTGTATGCAATTTATTCTCCTCCCAGGAGCAACATATCTGCCCATTCGTTTGCAAGCTTCATTTTGTCATCACTATTACTTGCATTATTTCGTTCATATCTATATTTAGCTAAACTATCAATAGCTTTTTGTTTTTTAGACTGTACACTTGTAAGCTCTTTTTCTAGTCTTAGCAAAACTGTAGTTTTAGAAACCATAACACTCTGTACATTCCTTGTAGTTCCGGGTAACTTTTTGCCATTCTGTACTTTTTCTCTATTAATTTCTTCATATTCATTTTTTTCTTGTTGATTTTTAAAAACTCTTTGGTCTTCAATAGAAATAATAGAGTCTATAACTAAGTTTTCAGAAGGCTTGCTGGTATTTTCGATTTTATGAAGTGCTATAGCGTTTAAAATGCGATACTCTCTAACTGTAAACAGTTGTATTTCATTTAACAGAAGTTCTTCAACATCATCACTACATTCATCAATCAGAATTCTTTCTTTTTCACTCATCGTCTCCCAGAACACAGAAGCATAAGCTCCATGTTTAAGAGCATTCTTATTTCCTTTTTGCCCTCCAGGGTGTTTTGCGAGATTAAGCTCGGTTGCAACTTTTTGCAACTTTTTCTTTTTTTGCTCTTTTTTTCTTATATTGGTTGCGACTTTTTGATTTTTCCAATGTCGTGTAGCCCAGCTTTTTACAGTACTTAGAGACACATTATATTTTTGTGCAATCTCTTTATACTTCAACCCATTCAAAAAATCTTTTTTAGCTTGTTCTCTAATTTCTGTACTAACTGCCATTAACCAATATCACCACCTCCATATCGTTTTGTTTAATAAAAAAAGACCTTAAACGGTCTCTAGTTTTTTACTTCTTCAAAGCTCATCTTTTTGCCATTTCTAATAACAAAAACATCACTTGTATTTTCACTTAAATTAATGTAACGATTTACAATAACATCGCAGTATCGCTCATCTAACTCAATTGTCCTACATATTCTATTATTTTTCTGACACGCTATTAATGTCGTTCCGCTCCCTGCAAAACTGTCAAATACAATATCTCCTCTTTTACTACTATTTCTTATCTGATATGCGATTAATTCAACAGGTTTCATTGTTGGATGTAAACGATTGGCTGTTGGCTTATTAAACTCCAAAATTGTAGTTTGTTTTCTATCTGCATACCACTTATGTCCTGCTCCACTTTTCCAACCATACAAACAAGGTTCGTGTTTCCATTGATAATCTTGCCTGCCCATAACCATTGAATTTTTTACCCATATTAAACATTGTCTTACTTGCCAGTTGATGTTTTTGCAAGCACCACGGAAATTGTAACCTTTAATATCTGCATGCCATATATAAAAACAAGCTCCATCAAGCATAATTTCGTTTATGCAATCAAAAGCTTTGTTCAAGAATAATTGAAATTTGTCATCTGACATATCATCATTTTTTATTTTAAGAGCATCCTCAGTTTTTCCACTATAATTTACATTATATGGAGGGTCAGTAACAACCAGTTGTGCTCTTTCTTCTTTCATAAATGATAGTACAGAATCTTTATCGGTGCTATCTCCACATAGCAATTTATGTTTACCTAAACACCATACATCACCTTTTTGAGTTATTGTTTTGTCCTGTAACTTAAATTCTTCCTCTATTTCATCATCTTCTATAAATTCTTGTGTTATATCAGGTAAAGTATCCAAAATAACAGATATTTCGTCTGATGTAAAACCTGTAAAATCCAATAGATATTCGTCCATATCATTAATTATAGAACATAGCATATCATTATCCATTTCGGCTAACTCTGCTATTCGATTATCGGCTAATAAATCAGCCATTTCTTCGTCCTTATTCGAATATTCTTGATATTCAACTGGAATTTCGCATAAATTTAACATTTTAGCTGCCAATATTCTGCCATGACCTTTTACAACTAAATGTGACAATCTGCTAATTGTAACTGACTGCCTCCACCCATTTCCTTTTATAACCTCCCCTAACATTTTAAGTTGTTTCTCTGGGTGTTTATTTGGATTGTCGGGATTTAGTTTAATATCGTTAATATTTAGCAACTTATCATAAGAACAAAACACAGGAATATTATCTTTTGTAATACATCTAGGTTTAGCATTTGTTTTATAGGTATTCAAATTTTAGTTCCCCTTTCAAATTTTAGTTTAATTTCTATAATTTGAAAAGAAGACATAAAAAAAGCGACCTTAGACAAGTCGCTTAGTTCAAATAAATAAGTTAAAATTTTACACCTACATTATAGCACACTTTAAATTATAATGCAATTCACTTTTTTTGGAATTTAAAACTTAATAGAGTCAACTCCGAAAACCAGCATAGCAAGGGCTTTACAAGCATTATCTGATATTTTATATACCATTGATTTTGTAATTCTAAAATGTTTTGCTATATCTTCAATTTTCATACCGTCATTATTTATATATCTATTATAGATAACAAAATATCCCCTTTTACTATTTTCATTACTACTATTTTCACATATTGATTTGTAGATATTTAACATATTATCTATATGCTCTAACATTATTTCTGTTTTTGTCACAGAAGTCTTTATACTTTCTACTGTAGAAAATATATGTGTACTATCGCACATTATTTCTTCTAAAATTTCACGCAAAGTAATATTTTCTGTTTTTTCATAAAATGCATTAGCTGTACTTTGTTTTAACAATTTATAATTTTGCAGTAGTAATTTAACATTATGTATTTTTTTATCACTGCGTTTATTATGATTTTGTTCTTGCAACTTAAGTACTTTTTCTGCAGCCTTTTCAGCCGTTTTTTCTAAAATAGCGTCAAAATCTTTTTGTGTAACACAAATCATATTATCTTCCATAAGCCCTCCTTGACAAACCTAAGCAACCCACTTATAATATTTTTGTACTTATCTAGGTTGCCCTTTGGTTTGCTTGCCGGAGGGCTTTTTTATTGCTTAAATTTCATCGTGTAGGTTCAATCTAAAATTCTCCTTCCGTATAAGGTTTATTCCAACACTCCAGACAGCTACCTTTGCACGAAAATTTCCCAGTTAAACTCCCAACGCAAAGTTTGGGGCGTCCTCCCAATATCGGGGCTTTTGGAAACATTTTTTTAAAGTGTTCCAACCTTGTTTCCGGCTGATGTTCGTCACTCCACCATTGAACAATTTCTATTGCTTTATTTGGATATGTATTTTCAAATTCTTCACAGGGCAAACAGGTCTTGTTATTGTCACTACTAATCGGACAATTTTCACAGTTTATTTTGCAACTCTTAGTCATTCTATTTTTTTCTTTTAAATAGTTTTCAGTATATCCGCAGTCAACTTTCATTTTCATTACCTCCCATTTTCAAACTTCTATTTTAGGTTGTACATACTTGACAAACAGCTTTGCAAATGTTCTCGCTCTACGCGGATAGTCGTAGACTACAAAATCGTCTATATCTAAGTCAAGAAACAAATCTTCCGTGTCATACCTTTCGATTATATTATAAAAATCCCATAAACTGCTTACAAGTGCATCATCAAAACTGTTAAAAAAACTTACTGCTTTTAAATATTTTTCATTTTCGTACTCATCAAAATATTCTAAAAATTCTGAAACTGTTAGCTCATAGTCAAATTTTGTTGATGAAATTTTTACTAGCAAACAATCTTCATCAGCAGTTTTCATTAACTTAAGAAACTCTTTTCCTTTTCCATTCCATTTATAAGCATAAACTCCGCAGTCTGTACAAGCAGACATTATCTTATTTTTTAGGTCAAGATTAATTACGCCCCGCATACAATTACTATAAATTTTATCGCTTGGCTCTGCTCTAAATACAATTTGCATTATGTTCGGCAATTTATCTATCTCTATTTTCATTTGTTTCTTCCCTCCAAATATCATTTTCTACAAGCTCTCCAGCAGTATAAACACGGTGTTTTGCTAACACTTTATTTACTTTGCATTCAAATTCATCAACATCTATTGTTTCTCTTAATTCATCAATTACCTGTTGAACCCAATCATCGTCTACGCCATTTTCACTTTTTACTTCTTCTAAAAAATTTTCTAAGTAAAAAGCAACTGGAGTATTAACAGCGAGAAAGATTTCATACCAATACCCTTTGCGAAACAAGTCTTGATTGCTGACATATTCTTTTTTTAGTGACTACTTTTACCTCCGGAATTATATTTTTTAAATCATTGAAAATTTCTATATAAAGCAATGTTTCATCGCTTAACTCGCTTAATTTCTTCATTCTACTAACCTCTTTTCTCTAATATTAACAACTACTCCAACCTTTTCATCTGCTGTTGCATATTGCTTATATACAACTAAGTCTGTAACTTGGTTATCATCTGCATAAGCTAAACCATTCAAGGCATCTAAAATAATTTTACTAACATTGTCAGCGTCAGGCTTAACGGTTGGAAATAGCTCATTATTTTCAATCAATTCCTTTTGTTTTTTCGGCATACTTTTAGGAATTTTGAAGTAGGCATATATTTCTACTTCTACAGGTGTTTTAGCTGGTATCGGCTCTTTATTGCTATACTTTTGTTTATAACAAGTTCTAACAAGCGTTTCATAATCTTTAGTTTCTTTGGGTGTGTATGTAACATTTCTACACACCCTAGGTCTGCCCTTACCAGTCGGCTTCCCTGGTATAAAGAAATTTATCATCTTTCTTCTCCTCTTTATCGTAATTTATTTTTATATTTAGCCTTTTCAAAAACTTGTTTCGTCTAGCAATGCAGGTATCACACAGATGCCTTTCTTTGCTTCTATAACAGCCATACGCTTTGTACTCTTTGCCACAGATGTCGCACTTTAGTTTCACCCTAACCATTCCTTTCCACGATAGTAGCTATCATTAAAACTCTTTTGTATTTCAGTCTTGTAGTTTAATGCTGTGTTAAATATAATCCCTTGCATGTATCGCTTTGGATTTTTAACATCTTCGTCTATGCCAAGCCTAGCTTGTTTTTTTATTAAATATTTTATACTGTCATCGTTTAATGTCAGAAGTTTGCTATACACATATTGCTTAGGGTATCGTCTGTTACCTATTGCAACAAGCGTGTCATTTGTAGCAAGCAAATCAATCATCAAGTTGATTAAATCGTCAATTACAGCCTTATCATCTTCACCGAAATCATCGTAGCATACAATTTTACGAATTCTGTTTTCGAACAATGTAAAATCAATATAGTCTTGTCTGTCAGTCTGTGTTGGAAATGGAGTCGGTGTCGGAGTATTATATATATTATTAGACTGATAAGACGGATAAGACTGTATATTATTAGCATTATTAACATTATTGTTATTATTACATTCTTCTTTAGCTGTTAGTTGGCTGTTATCTGCCTGTTGATTGCCTGTTAGTTGGCTGTTATTTTGCTTGTTATCTTCATTATCAAAATCTTGATACATAGCCCAATTTACTATAGTTATGAGCCTGTATTTATTTGTTGATTTGTCTGTTAAAAAACCTAACTTTTCAAATCTTTTTAAGGCTGTTCTAACTTTCTGTGTTGTTATCTCTTTTGAGTTACATTTGCTAACGAGTGAAGGAAGTGAAGTAATAAATTGCCCAGCTTGTAAGTCAAATATTTCTCCGTTATGCTCCCATTTCTTAGGTGCAAAGTTAGCCATACATAAAATTGTAACTAAAATAACTCTTTGTTCTAGCGTACTATTTAACCACAGAGGCTTGTCAATCAAATCCCTGTATAGTTTTAACCAGCCACCTCCTATATTTGACAAATAAACACCTCCTATACAAGGCAAGTAGCACACCTGCCTTGCACTTTATCATTTTAAAATGGTAATTCCTCATCGTCATCTACGATAGGGAAAAAATCACTATTATTGTTACTTTGTGCAGGACTTGAAGTAGTTGTTTGAGAACTATTCGTACTCACACTATTTACATTTTTGTTTTCACAGAATTCGAAATCTTCAACAACAACATCAGTAGAATATCTCTTCTGACCGTTATTATCCTGCCAATTGCTAACCTGTAATCTACCAGTGATAGCAATTCTATTTCCTTTATGGAAATACTGTCCTATATTTTCGCCACGCTTACCAAAGCATACACAGTTGATAAAATCAGCTGTTGCATCACCTTCTTTGCGTTTAGACGAGTATGGTCTTTCGACAGCTACAGAAAACCTGCAAACTGCCGTTGGCTCATTACCTTGAGTGAAACGAACTTCTGGCTCACGAGCCATACGACCTAGTAAAATAACTTTGTTCATTAAAAACACCTCTAATCTTCGTGACAATGCAAATATTGATATACACTTTTTTCTCCCATATTTTCCAATAAAAAATTGTCACACTCTTCTTTAGATAAATGAGTTTTTAAAACTCTATATTCATACACGAACTGTCCAGCTTTCTCTTTTTCTTCTATTTTCTGCTGTATTTCATTTTCTTCATAGTTGGCTTCAAGCAAATAATAATCGTAATTATAAGCTTTTATGCCTTCTAATGTTGTTGTATCTGTCGCGTATATTATCTTTTTACCCTTTACTAATAACCTATATCCATAGTTTGGTACATCGTGATACAACACTATGGGAGATACTGCTATATCTTTATTGTATCTGTACCATACCCCAGGAGTAAGAATATCTATTTTTGTATAACTTACTCCTGCTTGTACAAGTTTTTTGAGCAAAAATTTACCACACGCAAATCTTAGCGTTGGTCTTTCTAATGCTAACCTTCCTACGGTTGCAGGATTAAAATGGTCTATATGTTCGTGTGTTAATAGCACCAACCTAAGCCGGCTAACAGATAAATCCTTGTAAGGCACGCCACAATCAATTAAAATACTATCATTAATGACTATGGCATTTCCTTTACTTCCGGTTTTAATAATTCTATACATTATAAATCATCAAAGCCTATCTGCTGTGGCTGATTATCATTATCCTGTGGCGTTTCTTCAACTTCGTTAGGCTCGTCCTGTTCTATAATTTCAGGCTGTTCTTCTACGATGTCAATTACATCTTTCTGAACTTCATCTTCATCATATAAACCTGCAAGATTTTCAATAAATGTTTCTCTTAAAGCTCTAACTTTTGCAACCTTTTCAACCATAGTTGCTGGCTTACTTGCCCACATACTATTTAAACTACCGTCTTTCTTGTGACTTGCTGATTCTTCAAATCCTACAGAACAATATGTAGGATGGGTCCAATTCTTTCGATATACCTTAGCCCAACCGCCTACTAGGCTTTCGTTTGGTGCGACAAAACAGCCTTTTCTTTCGATTATTTCGTCGTCTTTCATAACAATTACGCCACTTTCAAGTCCATCAAATTCAGGATTTAAAACAGCTCTTTTAATTATTGCATCTTTACCTACAACAATCTGTGCCGGCTGATTACCATATTTAATACAATATACTTCCTTTAAAAAAGGATTTAAGCCTCGAGCTTTGCACAGTTCAGTAAAGAACTTAAATTCCTGCATTGTTATCTGGCTATCATTACCAACTATATACTGCTGCACAATAGATGGCGTAAGTTTTATTTGATTACCACCAACTTCATAAGTTACTGCTATTTCCTTACATTTTGCTGTTTGAGTTGTATTATTCATATCTATAACCTCCATTATCTAAGAATTTTTTAAGTTCACGCAATTTTTCTCTAGTTCCATATACAGTAAATTTAAGTGCAAGTTCCTTAGTATCAACTACCACAGGTTGTTCAAGAGCTTCTTTCACTTGTTGTGTAGCTTTTTCTTCGATTTCTTTATTTTTCTTTACCTGCTCAATAGCGTTTTTTTCTTCTGCTATTCTTGCATTTCTATCGTTCACAACTGCTATTGCAGAAGCTAAATTGTAGCCATTATGTTTGTATTCAGCAAGTATTACTTCACTTTCGGGCATTGTTGCAATTGTATTTAAAGCATCTGATACACTATCTATATAGTCTGAAATTTTGTTTTTTAAAGATTTTAAACTAGCTGAAAGTGTTATATTTATCCCAACTTCTTCAAACTTTAAAAAATTAATGTTTTTGCTTTCGCAATATTCTTCGAAGTAATCTATCAAATCTACTTCTTTTTCTTGCTTCAACTGTCCTTCTATTTCTTCAACACGTCTCTTTAAATCAATATCAGCACTTGTATATACATCGCTAATACACTCTTTGTAAACTTTTTCAAAGTCTGTGTAAGGTGCAAGAATAGAATTTTTAACTTCTTTTCGCTTAGCTTCAAAATCTTTAAATTCTTTGTTAAGCTCTGCCCTAACATTCTTTATTTCCTTAGCCGTATCATTTGCACATACGAGATTTAACGCTGTATCTACCCTTTCAGCTATTTTTTCTTTAACAGCTGCTAAATGTTCTGTAATAACAGGCAACTGTTCAACGACAATTAATGAATTTTCCATTTGACATTTTCCTTTCTATGTTCTATAATTTAACTGTATATATATTTCCAAACGTGTTTATATATAGTCCCCTGTTCCAGCAGGGGACTTTTTTGCTTCTACCAACGCACACATCTCCTTTTCATTCTATTTGATTCTGCTTTACTAAGCATTACTACTTGTGTTCCGAATAGGTAAGTCTTTAATTTTACAAACATTTTTTTCATATTTGCCCCACTTTCGCTTGATAATCATTAATTCTTTTTAACACTTTTCCATACGTACCGTCTGTATGACACTCAATAAGACATTTCTCTACTTGACTTCTTTTAAAACCACACGCTTTTGCGACATACGCTACTGTATCGCACTCGTTTATATGTGCTATATACAGTACACATATATTCTCTCGAGTTTCTTGTAAAGCTAGTCTTTCTTCGCTAAAAGTGCCCTCGTTTGGTATCTGCGTGTTAGGTTTAAGTCCTAATCGCTCACAGCGTTTAAATACCGAATTATATGTAATGCCTAAAACTTTAGCCATATCAGAAACTGTAACGCCGTACTTGTCGAGTAACTTTAACTTTTCGTCAGCCTCTTTCGTCCATTCCATTGTTATCACTCCTTTTTAATAAACCAAATTCGCAGCTACAAATATAACTGCAATTAATACCAATACTGTCATCTTAATACCTCTCTTCTAAAGCATTTACTACACAAGTGATACATCACATTAGTTGTTCTCTCACCCGGTTTCTTAAAACATATTGTGTACATTTCTTTTTTTAAGTTTCTGTTACCACACATCTTGCAAACTGCAGTTCTTTCCTGACTATAACCTTTTTTTATTTGCAATTTCTTTGGATACTCTTGTTTAAAAGAATCTCCCATCAATTCCTTTAATTCTTTCAACATAAATATCGGCGTATTGGAATATATTTTTAATATTCTGTTTACTGCTTCTGCTGTTGTTTCTTTAGTAGCATCAATTATAAGCCAGTCAATATCTACATATTTCAACTCAACAATTTCTTCAGGTTGCTGTATATATGCAAATCTCTTGTATCCCTTTTCTAAGAAACTACACATTTCTTTACAAAAAACCATACCATACCAAAAATTTGACTTTTTTGGAAGTTCTCTATTTTCATAATTACCCTTTGTCTTTGTAAGAAAAAGATAATTATGCCTAGATGTTTCCTTACAGCTACTAATAATCTGTTTTAAATATTTATTTTTTACCCAACAACCAAAAATGTCTCCTGTAGAGCCTACATATATATTATTTGATGTTTTTAACCTTGTAGGATAATCTAACCTGTACTTATGAAATGTTATATTAAAACCGAAAGGATATGAAATCTTACCAAAAGGTTCATCTAAAACAAACATTTCATCTTCTATTGTATATTTATCTGTTTGAAGTAAATTCCGTCTTATATCTCCTGCAAATCTAGTTGCTAATCTCTCAGCATTACATTTGCAGTTGCCTTGACAACCTGTTATAGGATTCCAAACATGGTCACACCATTCTATTTTTGACCTGTTCACAAAATCATCCTTTCATTTAGCAATAAAACTTTCGTCAAAATATTTAATAGGAACTTTTGCTTGTGGCCAATAAGGTTTCAACTTTCCTTCTTTCTTTAAATCTTCTCTAAAGCACTTTATTATTTGATATGCTTTTGTTTGCTTTACACCACACATGGCCATAATATCATTTACATCGTAAAACAAAGGCTTTCTTACATATTCTTTACTAGTTCCTTTCATAAGTTTACCTCCTAAACAATATTATTTAAAACTCTTAGTTTAACAGACAATTCTTCTTTTACTTTTGTCATTTCATCGAGTATACCTATTATTCTTTTTACCCTAATAACTTCATCATCCGTTATTTTTCCATCCTCAACAATATCCATAATTTCTTCTTGCATTTCTTTTGCATATCTTAGAGACTGATATGCTGATATTGCTATCTCCGAAAGGGATTTGTTTTCTTCTATAACAGGCAAACCTTTCAAAGGACAAACAGTTGAACAGTAAAGGTTTTCTAGTGTAGGGGCATTGTATAGTGATGCCATTATAACTACTTCCTCAGGATATGGGTTAGTAAGATTGTTCTCTATCCAGGTAATCCTTTTTTCGCTTATTCCTAATACTTCACTCGCCCCTATTCTACTAGACAACCTATCATTACTTTTAGATGCAGCCATTCTAGCCAAATAGTAGGGATTATTCTTACCTTTTTCAGATGTTCTTGGCATTGTTTATTCCTCTTTTCTTTAATATAATTAAAATATGTTAAGCAAGAAGGTCTTCGATTGTGCAGCCTAAAATATTAGCAATCTGCTTTGCCATTATCACATTTGGCGTTGCACCGTCCCTCTCCCATCTTGTAACATTATTCTGAGTTAAACCCAGTCTGTCAGCAAGTTCCTGCTGTGTCATGTCCTTTTTAAGTCTTAACTGCTTAATATTTGTACCAACAGACATTGTTTACTCCCTCCTTTCTGTTAGTTTTTACTAGACAAAACCTGCGTGTTATGTTAAAATTACAACAGAGGTATTAAAAGAATTTTTAAAATAAACAAAGGTAATAGCTATATTCCGTGAAAGTCCTGTAAATACGGAATATATTGTATAGTTTAAAACTATCAGGGGCTTTACTATTGCCTTTGTTGTAAACCTATTATATACCGAAAAATCGGTATTGTAAAGCATCTTATACCGAAAAATCGGTATTTCGTTACTTCTTACAATTTTTGAGGTGGATAGTTATGTATTTTGCACAAACAACAAAAGAAAGAATTAAACTTGTTTGCAAAAAAAGAAATATTAATGCAAAGCAAATGCTTTCAGATTGCTCGCTAGGTGCTAATGCTATCCAGCAAATTAACGACACTAAAGGTATGGCATCATTTAGTTTAGCTAAAATTGCCGATTATCTTGATGTATCTGTAGATTATCTACTTGGTAGAACCGATAATCCAGAAGTTAATAAGTAGTTTTATTACCTTTGTTGTAAACCTATTATATTCTGTCAATAGACAGAAGCCAACAACAAATTCTGTCAATCAACAGAATTTGTCAGTATTCTACAAATAGCAAGGATGATTTTTATGTATAATTTACAAATCAATATAGATAGAATATCTGCTCTAACTAAATCTAAAGGGTTGTCTATAAATCAAATGCTTAAAAATGCTGAACTGTCTACAACTATATTAGATAATATGAAACGAGGCAGACTTCCATCTGTTGACAAAATACAATCTATTGCAGAGTATTTTGACTGTTCAGTAGACTACTTGCTTGGTAGAACCGATAATCCAGAAGTTAATAAGTAGTTTTATTACCTTTGTTGTATCTGTATTATATCTCACTTTTATGATATTGTAAATGACTTATTATCATTTTTTTGATTTTTGTTATTTTTATACAAAAAATAATATCATTTTTTTGATAATTATACTAAATTGTGTGGTGATTTTATGTTTTGGGAGCGTTTCTATTCCTTGTGTGAAAAATCAAATATAAAACCTAATCCTTTAGCAAAACAGCTTGGTATATCATCAGGTGTTTTAAATAAGTGGAAAAATGGTGGTATTCCAAATAGCAATGCACTTATAAAAATTGCTGATTATTTTTCTGTATCTGTAGACTACTTACTAGGCAGAACGGATAATTTTCACAACTCTTTATCTGATGATAAAGAGCAAAGCGAAAATAATCTTTCATCAAATGAGCAAAAATTGATAGACATATACAATAGCATCTCTGATGATGATAAGATACTGCTTATGGCGTTTGGCTTGCAATTACAAAGGAATATGCCTATACTCAATATAGTAAATAGCCATACAGAACAGGCTACTAAGGAAAAAATGAGAGTGGTCGCTCGTGGAGAAGGACTTACTACTATTAAAGCAAACGCTTCTGATATAGATGATGATATAAAGAGGCATATACATAGGGATAAGATATAAATTATATAAGGGGGCATTCTTATGAACGAAGAAAAAATAACAACTTCTGATAATATAGTTGCTGATACAACTGGAGATAAAAAAAGTCAGAACAAACATAAGCTGATAATCACTGCAATTATATTTATTGTTATAGTTGCAGTAATAGTCAGTTTGATTTTTATATTTAGGCATATGCATTCCAACACTAGTATATCTCCTAAAAGTATATCTTCTAGTGATTATAAATATGAGCGATATGTAGACAAAGATATTTCTATAAGCTATAATTCAGCTTTTTTAGGAGCTACTACATCTAAGTCAGATGGCAGTGTTTATTGTTATGTTAAGGTAGACTTTTCAAACAACGGAGAATATTTCCACAATGAACCTATTGTCTATTGCAACAAAACCGAGCTTAATTTAGATATAGATTATAGCAAATTTACAGAAAAAGAAAAAACAAGCATAGCTAACCTATTTACTGATATTTTATCTCCATTATGTGGCGAAGTCTATATATCTGAATATGGTATAGATGGAGATTCTATATTCTCTGCTGAATATAGTGGTAAAACTGATAAAGGTAGCAATTTATCAATAAAAGTCTTAGATATATATAACGGAAATCTTTATTACGCTGTCTATTTTTCACCTAAGAAAACTGATGAATTGTTATCTAAGGCTTTACAGGATACATACGATAACGCAACTTATATAGGTAATATTAAAAATGCAATAGATTTATATGATAGCTTTGCAAATGTTTCTAGTAAAAATAACTATGAAACTCCCGGAATACTTTCTAAAGTATCAAGTGGTAATTGTGAATTTAGTCAATACGGAAATAAAATAGAAGTTCATAATTCAAATTATATCCAATATGAATATTCTTTTGAAGATGCTTCTAATGCAAAGAATACTTTAGCAAATTTAATCCAGACATTTAGTAATGGTTATAGCAAAGATTATGCTCTTCGAAAAGCATCTGATATGATGTCATCTGCTGAAAACAGTTCTTCATTAGAACCGGTTAAAATTGGAGAATATACATTATTTATTCTCCCTATTAATAGTGCTGATTATTTCCGTTTATTTAATATGGATATGCGTGTTTGTTGCTTAAAAAATAAAGATACATTGAACAATATTGATGTTGCAAAATATCCTGACCGTACATACAATTTTCTTAGTGCCGGTTCAACAAACAAAAATGAACTAGCCCATATACGATTAACTATTGATTCAGAACCTGCATTGGATATAGGAGTTGCTACTCAAGCATATTCATATGGAATAGATAAAGACGGTAATAAATATGAATTAGTGTGTACATTTGAAAAAGGTGTTTTAGAAAAAAATAAAACTTACGACCTGTATTGCCACATCACAACTGGATTGGCTGGAGAAACAATTCTTAGTGTTGATGGGTTTAAGGTTGTTGAATAAAGCAATTTAAATTTTTATAAACAAATGTATTATTATTGAAAAGAGTGATATAATGTATATAGATAATAAAACTGTTAAAAGTGAGGATATTATTCATATTACTGGATATCATGGTACTATTGAAGAATATGTCCCCCAAATAGAAAAGAACGGATTTGACCCTACATTTTCAAAAAAAAGAAAGGACCATTGGTTAGGACAGGGAGTGTACTTCTTTGATAAAGAAGATTTAGCCGTCTGGTGGGCTAAAAATACACAAAAAAATTTTTATGAAGAGCATAATATACGTTGCAATGCCGTTGTCTATACTGTGGATATAGCTGTCCATAAAAATCAATATTCTGATTTAGATTCATATTTAAAAATAAGTGAATTTTGGCGTTTTCTATTAGAATCTATTGAGTATTTTAATAAATTACCATTTGCGTTTGGTATTAAATTGCACGAAAAAAATATATCTAAAGTACGAGCTACTTTCTTTGATAAATATAAAGAGACATATAACTACTTAGTATTAAAGAAAACATTTTCAAAATCTCGAGCCAGTTATATTGCATCTGCTTCAAATAAAATAGTAGATTTTCTTGCAAAAGCTTTAAATGTTTTTATATTAGAACCTCAATATTGTGTTTCTTCAAAAAACTGTATTGAAATAAAAAATAAAATTAATGTAGTAAATGGGGATGAGTATTTATGAATTTTGATAATTTCGAAGATTTATTTAAAAAAAATGGTGTCGAGTATAGTAAAATAGAAGGAAAATCGGGTCTCATATTTTGTACAGATGATGGGGAAGAAATCAAAATTACGCCTGAGCATATAAATGAACTTTTTATGTTTGATTATTATTATAATTTAAAGCCAAAACAAGCAATTGACACGAATGATAGAACACATACAACTATAAACAATCTCAGAGACACCTTAAAAAGATTTCAAAACATTGAAAAAAGTGATACATCTTTTACAAGCGAAACATTCGAACTCTTGGCTGCATAATAAATATTCGGAGGATAATATATGTCACAAAATATTGAAAACAAATTAAAAGAGAAATATCCAAGCCCATTAAAAATGGACAATTTGAGCATATTAGATGCCCAAATACATTTCGACCCTGATTCCAATGAGAATAAACTATCAATTTCTGTAAAAAAAGATGTGAAGATTAATAAAGGAACTATTTACAATGGAGTTGTAACATTAACAACTGAATTATGTTCTGAAAGTAATAGTGCGTATATTAAAGTGGTGTGTCGTGGCAAATTTTCTGTTGCTATAGACAATCTCAATGAACAAACTGCAAATATGCTTATAGAAAAAAATACAATTGCTATTATGTTTCCATATGTCCGAAGCTATATTTCAACAATAACTTCTATTCCAAATATGTCACCAATTGTATTACCTCCTATTAATGTAAATAAGTTAATAGAGGACCAAGCAATAAATAAATATAAATAATCAAACAAACGAGGGTTATACTCAACATTAGTTGGTATAACCCTTTTGTAATTTACGTATATAAATTCAATATATTATTTTTCTTTTTTAAAGAGATATTTATCTTTTCTTTATCTTTAAGGGTATTCTTTGGGAGAAAACAATACTCTTCAAGTTCATTTCTTAAGCACCCAGTCTCGTTTTCAAAATCTGTTGGAGTAATAATGTTATGTTCTAACAATAAATTTACAGCTTGTTTTAAAGCACAAGGTTCTTCTATTGGAATTTCCGTATCCAATGGCTCTTTATACCAATATCCCCGCTTTGTCATTTGATTTTTTAAATACTTAATCTGTGAATCACTTAACAAAGCTAAATGTTCACATCTATAAATCATACTTGAGATTGATGTTAACCATTTCAGTTTTAAATTGATAAAATGGTCAACAGAAGATGAATAAACATCACTCGAGAATGTAGCCCTAGGCATCAATAGTGCTCCTGCAAAAGAATCAGCTTCATGTTCTAATTTTTCTCTCAATTTTGTACTTTTATTAATTTCCTCAGCATCATAATAATCAGAATGCATTAACAAATGTCCTAATTCATGTGCTATATCAAAACGAATTCTAGCATTAGACAGTTTATCTGCACTTAAAAATATGTATGGCCTTCCGTCATACCATACAGAAAACGCATCTAATTTGCTTTCTCTAAAAGACATTTTAGATACATTAAAACCTTTGGATTGAACAACCATCATCAAATTACTAATCGGATTTAACCCTAAATTCCACCTTTTTCTTAACAACATTGCATATTCTTCTATTGTATCCATATCTAATGGAGAATCTGTAAAATTGTTATATTCAATTTTAGGAAAATCTAATTCTGGAAAATCAACAAATTCACTAATATAGTCATTTATTTCCTTAAAAATTTCAATTTTTTCTGTTGCTGCTGTAATAATTTTCTTTCTAGTTGTTTTCTTTTTTCTAAAAAAGACAGCACTGTTAGAACTATTATTTACAGGAAGTGGTTTTGAAAAAAAACAGATATTATAGCCTGTAGCAATAGAAAGTTTAGCTAGTATAGCAGGTGTAGGAGTAATCTTTCCCATTTCATACTGTGAAATAGTTTGCTTACTCACTCCTATTCTCTCGCCTAACTCTATCATAGTCAATCCCCTAGAATTCCTAGCTTGTTTTATTCTGTTTGGTACTATATTTTTATTTTTCTCAATCATACCACTCACCCTATTCAACATCAATTAGCTTCTCCCATAAATTCTCTTTTAAGCTCTTTTTTGAGTGAAACTATCATTTCTTCTTCTTTTTTATTTACAGCATATAAACTATTTTTCTCTTTAGTAATTAATTCTAATGAATAAATACTATCTGTATACCCTGAATTAGGGATTAAAATATTTGCATACTTTAACTCTTCTATAGTGTTATCAAAACCATATGTAATCTGGGCATATCTTTTAGGTATACTAAATGAATTTTGCACAATATTATCCAAACTCAGTGATAACTGCTCACCTACTAAACCAAAATTCATTTTCGCAGCCTCTTCCTTATATTTTGACTTATTCAGTAAAGCATTCTTTTTTCTTGTTTTTCCAATATTAAAAACAAAATTTGGTGAAACAATCTCAATAGTCCTACAACCATAACCATTTACCTTCTTAATTTTCGCTGTTAATGTTATTTCTGGATTAAACACAGCAGTATATAATTGTTTTTCTACTGAATACGAAAGTAAATGTCCCAACACAAGCGTATTTTTAGGAAACTTCAAAAATTCTATATTTTCAGTTTTAAACTGCAAAAAAGCTTTCACGCCAATTTGTATATTACTCCCCAAAAAATACTTTGTTTCAGCATCCAAATCCTTGTTTAAAAGTTTTACTACATCTGTCATGTTGCTAATAAATACCAACTCCTTTGTTATTAATAATATTTTTATATTTTAATTTTGTATTATAATTTTATACTTTTAAGGTAAATTTGTCAAGTATTTTTTATTTTTTATCATTTCTTCATCAAATCTACTTAGAAGCTAAATATTATAACCTATTTTGTTATTTTACAACATTTATTCCAACCAATTTAATCCTTTATTACAATTGTATTAAAGGAGATGATATATATGTATAAGGAATACAAAAAAGCTAGAGATTCTGCGTGGAAAACCTTGATTGATTGTAACATAACTGTTTTACCGATAAATCTTACGCAAATAGCTGACCACTATAATATAATACTTATCCCATATTCTCAAAGCACAGTTGCTCAAAAGTTAGATTTAAAACAAGATGGTTTTACACTAAAGAGAAATGGTAAATACATTGTTTATTATAAAGATTCTTACAATCAAAGAGCACGCTTTACAATCGCTCATGAACTTGGCCACATACTTCTTGGCCACATCGACAACCCAGATTCAGTAAGCGAATACTCAGCAAATATATTTGCAAGAGACTTATTAATGCCTGCTATTGTTCTAAAAAAAATAAATGTTATTTCTGCTTACGAAATATCTAAGCTATGTGATGTATCAAAAACAGCGTCAGAAATAAGGTTAGAACGATTACAGAAACTATCAAAGCGAAATAAATTTTTTACTAGCTTTTTAGAAATTAAAGTGTATAAAAACTTTAAAAAATATATTAGACAAATGAGGTGAAATATATGCCAGCTTATAAAGACACCACAAGAGGAACGTGGTATTGCTCTTTTTATTATGTAG